ACCACCTGAGCGGACAGCGATTGGGCGCTGGGCATGAGCACGCAGCGGCAGTGCGGATGGAGCCCCGGCGTCGGCGAGTCGCCGACGCCGTACGGGCCTTTGATCTCGCAGTCGGTGCAGATCGGGCACACGCGGTCGTCGCCCGCGGTGACGTAGTCGACCTGCCCGATGCCCTCGGACGCGTACAGGTCGAGGGCTCCCTGGGACATCGACCGCGACGTCATCAGGTCGATCACGGTCTGCACCGCCCGGCTGTCGGCGTCGTTCAGCATGTCGCCGACGCCGTGGACCATGTCCTCGTACGAGGCGCCGTCGCGGGTGAGGCGGGCGAGGAGGCCGCCGACGTCGCGGGCCTGGCCACCGAGGATGTCGGACAGCCACTTCCCGGACTCGCCCGCGAGCTGCTCGGCCTTGTGTTCGAGCGCGGCGTACGCGTGCTCGAATGCGATCTTGAAGTCGATCGCGAGCGTGTGCATGCCGACTCGGTCGATCTGCTCGGCGGCCATCATCACCGCGTCGGCCATGCCCTCCGCGCGGCCGGAGCGGATCACCGCTTCGAGTGCTCGGCGGATCATGTCGAGGTCGTCGGCGTCGTCCTCGTCGAAGGCCATGTCCGCGAGCTTGTGCAGGGCGTTGATGGCCGCGGCGGTCGCGATGGCCGCGTGTTCCGCGTCCTGCTCGTTGCGGGCCTCGACCAGGCCGATGCCGGCCCGGTAGCGCCGCACCATCTCGGGTATATCCACGTGCCGGGCGAGTCGTGACCAGGCGCGGCCGACGTCCTGTTCGGTCTGCTCGTGCAGGGCGAGGCGCCGCGCGAACATCTCGGCCAAGACGCCGTCGAGCGTGGCGATCCGAAGGGTCGCTTCGGTGGTCGCCGTCACTCCGGCTCCAGGGGTTCGTACTTCGCCACGATGCCGCGAGCGGTGTCCTCGCCGCTGTCGTTGGAGTCCCACCATTCGACGATCTGCCAGACCGAGGCGAGGTGTCGGGCGAGGCGATCCGCCTCGTCGAGGAGGGCAAGGATCCGGCGGGTGTCGGAGGCCGGCGCCGATGCCCAGTCCAGTCCATCGAGCCGGTCGGCCATGTCCTCCAGGCCGCCCGGCCGGTCCGGTAGTCCCTTGTACAGGTACTCGTACGATCCGCCGCTCATCGACGCGCCTCCCCTGCGAGAGCCAGCCCCTCGCGGAGCCGGGCCCTGAAGACCGCGCGCCTCGACTCCTGCGGATCCTCCTCGGGCGGCACGTCGTCCGCCTCGGGCTCGCCCGGGCCGGTCGGATCGGCGAACGGCGCCAGCGCGGCGGGAATCGGCTCGGGCTCCGGTTCGGGTACCAGCTCCACCCCCGGGACGTCGATCCCTGCCGTGACCGCAGCAGCGGCTGCGTGGGCGATCGTCGCCTCGGACATGCGCTCGATGTCGCGCCACAGCACGATCGACTCCCGCTCGACCACCGCGGGCTCGTCGCCGCCGTCGACCGGCGGCTCGTTGATGTCCGCCCTGTACCGGTTGAGCGTCCAGGCCCCGGAGTGCAGGCGCTTGTCGCGGATCTCCTCGATGACCTTGCTGTCGCGCCAGTCGACCTCGCCCCACTTGAGCTTCCAGTCGGTGATCCCGAAGCCGCGCAGGACGAGGTGGTAGTTCAGCTTCTCCAGGACCAGCGCGCCGAGCGGCCCGCAGGTGTTGAACTGGAAGGTTTTGTCCTGCTCTTCGCCGGTGCCGCCGCCCAGATTGCCCGACTCGATCACGCCGACCTTGGCAGGTGGCACGCCCAGGATCGACAGGATCTCGTCGCGGCACTGGTCGAGGGTCTGCTGCAGGTCGGTGCCCTTGGAGCGCTGCAGTTCCTCGACCCGGCCGCCGTTCTTCGTGACGATCGGGTTGCCGATGTTGCGGGTGCCGCGGTTGCGTTGGCGGTACTGGGCGACCCAGCGTTTCATGTCCGGATCGGACTGCCCGGCCGGGAAATCTACGTGGATCGTCGGCGGGTCGCCAGCCCGGTACGTCTCTTTCTGTGCGGCCTTCGCGAACAGCCACGTGGTGACGGACAGCAACGCCTGGCGCATCAGGGGCAGGCCGTCGAGGCCGGACCGCGGCGCGTCGAGGGCGATGTAGATGACCTGGTGGGGTTCGAACACGGCCTTCTGGCCCTGGTCGGTGACCTGCACGTACTGAGTGATCTCGCCGTGCTCGTCGGCGATGACGCGCATCGTGGTGGCGTCGAGGGACCAGATGGCGATCGGCTCGCCGAGGAACCACGCGATCTCAAGGAAAGCCTTGCCGAAGATTCCGAGGTCGCTGACGGCGCCGCGCAGGATCTGTACGGCGTCCTCGCGCGGGTTGCAGTACGCGAGGAGCTGTTCGAGGCGCGCGACCTGCGGGGGCTTCTCGGGTACTTCCTGGCCGCCGTGCTCGTTGTCGCCGGTCCAGTCCGTGATCAGGCCGCCCGCGGTGACGGTGCGGGCGATCGCGTTGATGCCGGCGCCGGCCCACGGGCAGGCGACGTAGGCGTCGTACAGCTGCGTGAGGTCGTCGGCCGGGTCGCCTGCCGAGCCCTGGTTGTACTCGGTGGTGCCGCCGAGCGGGACGCCCGACTCGTAGCCGATGCGGCGCGCGGACGGGGCCGCGCTCTCTGCCTCCGGCGCGGCCTCGGCGACGTCGGACCTGCTGCCGAACCCGAGCCAGGAGAAGAGGCTCACGATCGCCTCCTCACCAGTCGTCGTAGGGATCCTGCTGAGCGATCGCGAACCGGCCGGCGAATACGACGGGCACGTCGATGCCCGCCTGCACGGCGAGGGGTTCGCGCTCGTCGGGGTCGTCGAGGACCGGGAATTCGGGGCCGCCGCCGAGGTTCGTGACCAGGTAGCGCAGCGCGTCCGGGGCGTGGTCCTCGGCCTTGGTGTCCGCGTCCTCCGGGTTGCCGCTGGTCGCGTGGGGGAGCGCGGGCAAGGTCCTGATCAGCTCGGTGCACGTCGAGAACGCGTGGAGCATCGGGCAGGTCGTCCAACCCAGCGCGCGGTGGTGCGAACAGGCGGGGCCCTCGGCCAGGAACGAGTGGACGCGCTGCCATCCGATGACCCGCGATCCGGCGCCCTTGCCCGCCGGTTCGAGGTGGACGCCCTCGTCCGCGTAGACCTGGGCAATCGGTTTGGCGTCGCCGCGGGTTGCCCACATCGCGTCGTCCGCGTACCGGGCGACGATCCATTCGTCTCCGGTCTCGGCGGCGATGATGCGGCGGGCCTGGTCGGCTTCACCGACCTGCCGCTCGTACAACTCGCGGTAGATCCAGACGCGGCCGTCCTCGTCCTGGGCGCCCCACAGCACGCACCAGGGGGCCGAGTAGCCCCAGTCGAGGCCGTTGTAGCGGCGCCAGGTCGCGGGCAGCGTGATCGGCTGGAGAACGTGCCTGTCGTTGCGCCACTCGCCGAAGACCTGGCCGGCGAAGACGTCCCAGTTGCCGTCGACGAAGGCCGCGCGGAGCTTCTCGTCCTGGAGGGCGAGGAGGTCGCGCGCGTACTCCGGGTTGACGTGCGGGTTGTCGGACAGCTTCGACGGGATGAACCGCACGGTGCGGTCGCGCATGTCGCGGACGACGTCGCGCCCGTGGCTGGTGGCGTCGATGTAGCGCTTCTTGGTGTCGGCGTGCCCGACGCCGCCGGGGTTGGTGCCGGAGCGGATCCCCAGGACGGGGACCTGTGCCCGCCCCGACCGCAGGCGGGTCTCCAGGAAGGCCACGACCGGCGGCGGTGTGAGCGTGCGCTCGTCGAACAGCAGCATCTGGTACTGGCCGCCCTGCCGGCGGGACGCGTCCTGAACGGTCTCGGCGTACCGGAACATCAGGAGCGAGCCGTTGGGGAAGCGCAGCTCGTACTCGGTCGCGTTCCATCGTGCACCGAGCGCCCGTGCGTGGCCGCATTGGACAAGCTCGGCGAGCAGGCTCTCCTTCAGTTCCGGGTAGCTGCGGCGGAAGGCGCCGACACGCAGGCCCGGGTAGCGGTCACACGCACGCAGCCCCTCCATGAGGAGCGCGCGCGTCTTGCCGCCGCCGGCCGCCCCGCCGTAAAGGACGTCGAACTCCGTGGCCGCGTGGAACTCGGCCTGCCGCGGCGTCGGTTCGTATTCGAGGAGCTTGAACACATCGCGGGGCGGTTCGGTGAGGCGGGCTCCGGCGATGGCGAGTGCGTCCACGTCTCACCCCCGGTCGATGGCCTCCGCGTCGAGGGCGGCGAGGACGGCGTCGCGGTTCACGCGGAGCCATTCGAGGAGTCCGATGCCGAGGACGTCGGCGAAGGTGTCGGCGATCTCGTACAAGGGGCTGTTGTCGAGGTCAGGAGACGGCGGTGAGGTGTCGGCCGGCAACGCGTTTGGCCTCCTGTCGCAGGTCGGGGTCGCGGATGCCCACTGCGGTGAGCGCGGCGTCGATGGCGGCGATGACGGCGTCGGCCTGGCGTTCGCTGATGGTGACCAGGCGCTCGTCGATGTTCAGCTTCGCCAATGCCTCGACCAGGCGGCCGGTGCGGTCCATGGCTTGCCCGTAGAGCTGGAGTTCGGCCCGGACCTGCTCGCCGTTGGGGGTGTGCAGGCTCAGGTCGGTGAGCGTGGCGACGTGGCCTTCGAGGATCTCCATGAACGCGCGGGCGCGGCCTGCGATCTGGGCCAGCTCGGTGAGCGGGTTCTCGACCGGGCTGAACTCGCCGACCTGGCCGAGCTGCTTGCGGGCGCGTGCTTCGGCGGTGGCCATCTTCGCGGCCTTGCGGGCCTGCGGTGTTCCGCCGCCGTGGAACCGGCAGCGCTTGGCGCCCTCAATCGGCCACTGCGTGCAGTGCTCGGGCCGGTCCGGCAGACCCCGGGTGTTCTTGACCTTCGCGCCACACGAGCAGGCGACACACGGGCCGCCGATGCGCATTGCCTTGCTACCGCAGCGCTTGCACGCGGGCTCGGTCACGGTCGCCTCCTCACTGCACGCTGAGTCGGCCGGACCGCAGGATGGGTGTCTGCGGCGGGTCGGTGAGGCGGAGGTACACGACGTATTCGCCGCGTTCGGGGTCGATGGCCTGCCCGGGGCCGATGAGGACTTGGGCGACTCCGGCGGCGACCCAGTCGGCCGGGGCCCACACGGGTGAGGCGGGTCGGGGCGAGCCGAGGGGGCCGATGGCGATCTCGGCGGTGATCGACCCGGCCTGCATGAGGCTGCCGTTCGCTCGGATCTCGGGGACTTGGAGTTCCTCGACGCTGCCCCACTGGATCTGTGCCACCGGGTCACCTCCTAGGTGAGGGGTGGCCCGCAGGTCCACGTCGTGGTGGGCTCGCCGGCCCGGTACAGGCGGGCGTTGATGTTGTCGGGGTTGCGGCCGGTGCTGGTGAGTGCGCCCGTGGCGGCGACCGCGCTGGTGCCGGTTCGCCTGCTGATGCCGGTGCCGGACAGGGTGCCGACGCCGGTGAGGGTGCCGGTGCCGCGGCGTTGCGCGGTGCCGGTGCTCGCCGCGGTGGCGGTGCCGAGGATGGTGGCGGTTCCTGCGCGTCCGGTGCGTCCGGCGTCCGTGAGCGCGGAGGCGCCGAGGATTGCGCCTGTGCCGCGTCCGCCCTTGGCGCCGGTGCTGGTGATCGCACCGGTGGCGGTGAGGGTGGCGGTGCCGGACCGGCCGCCGGGGTCGACGTCGGTGGTGATCGGGGTGACCCAGTAGCAGGCGCCGTTGTAGGTCTGCGTGGGTGCGACGAGCGTGGCGCCGACTTCGTAGCGGCCCTGCCCGATGGGGCTGCCCGGGATGGCGTCGTTGCCGGGGGCGTACAGGAACGCGTTCTGGGTGATGCCGGATCCGCCGGGGTTGCCGGTGAGCCAGTAGCCGCCGGTGCCGGAGTATTTGGACTGGTGGTGGGCGGTGGCGACGTAGCGGGTCGAGGTCGATGCGGGGACGGCCGTGGGGAACAGGACGTCGATCCAGCCGAGTCCGGCGTCCGGGACGGTGACCGTGGTTCCGGCGACGGGGGTGGAGCCGACGGCGAGGAAGATCGCGGCGGTGATGCCGGTGTCGGCGGGGGTGGCTCGCCAGACGCGGATGCCGGTGATCCAGGCCGAGGTCAGGACGGCGAATTCGGTGCCGAGGCTGATGGGGTCGGTGTCGTTGTCGGTGGCGGGGCCGTCGGTGGCGGGCCAGAGGTTGGTGGTGACCACGGTCGCCCCTTGGTCAGGTGATGGTGACCGTGGCGGTGGTGAGCGCGTACGTGCCCTGCGCGCCGTAGGTCTCGGGGCTGCTGAGGGCGGCGCCGCCGTAGAACGTGCCGCCGGTCGACGCGGACCACAGGCCCATGTAGCTGATCGTCGTGCTCGCGGGCACGTCGAAGGTGACCGAGCCGGACGTCGTGACCGAGCCGGACGAGGGCGCGGACCAGGTCACGGCCTTGCGGGCGTACGCCGGGGATCCGCCTGTGACTTCGGCGGTGCCGGTGGTGCCGGGATCGCCGGTGTGTAGGGATGCGTAGCCGGACAGTGCGGTGACGCCTGCTGCGGCAGCGTTGCGTCCGGACGTGGACAGGGCCATGGGCTCCTCCGTCTATCTCGGGTCGGAGACGCCCAGGTCGTCGCAGGCGTCGCAGTGTCCGTGGGTGCCGTCCGTCGGGTGCCCGTGCGGGCATTCCCAGTGGTCGGGCCGGTCGAGCGGGTTCCTGTCGGTGGTGAGGAGGTCGCTGCCGTATTCGTCGCAGGTGCAGCGGGCGCCGTACGAGTCGTCGGCGCGGCAGCGGCCTTGGCCGCGCGGGTGGGTGCTCCGGTGGTGGCCGCAGGCGCACACGTCGACGTCGGCGGGTTCGGCTTCCAGGCAGGGGCAGGTGGTCTGCTTGGTGTCGGGCATGGATCACTCCGGTAATCACGATGCGTAGTCGTCGAGCGAGCGCAGGCGGCTATCAGTGCAGCGTTTGTATCGCCCAGGGTGAAGCAAACGCTGTGGCGACGAGCGAGCCGACCATCCGAATGTCACCGTCGGTGATGCGCGGAAGGTGAGGGATTCGAACCCCCAAGCCCTGTGGGGCCTCCGGTTTTCGGGACCGGTTCCCGCGCCAGGTGGGAGACCTTCCGGGGGTCAGGCCGCCGCGTGCTCGCGCGCGGCCTGAATCTGGAGCGCGGCGATCAGCGGGTTCGCCCTCAGCGTCGCCTTGCCCGAGTCCCGGCGTTCCCGCTCGCAGCGCGCGGCTTCCTTGAGGGTGAACCGGGGGCTGCCGTTGATGGTCCCGGCCGGCCGCAGGTAGCCCTTGCGCTTCCACCCGCGCACAGTCGACTCGGATACGCCCGCGAGTTCGGAGACGTCCTCGTAGGTGAGGAGCATGCCGAGTTTGGTGTGGTCGTCGCAGCCGTCGAGGATCACGATGGTGGGGGCCATGTCTCCGCCTCCGGGTACGCAAAAGGCCCCCGGGTGTGGGGGCCTTCGGTGTCTGACGGGCATGGCTCTGCCCGCGATCTTGAGTTTACCTAAACGCGGACCCTTGACAAGTGGATGAGGGTTACGGGCGCCACGTCGCCTTGTAATCGGGGTGATCGGAGTGCTCGGCGGCGAGATGGCGCACGGTGGGGCATGGGGCTTCCAGTTCGGTGCGCCGCTCCATGACGTCGCCAGTGGACAGCCACATCTCGCCGTCGTGGTCGGCGCAGACGCGGCATTCCCCGTAGTCGGGGGCGTGCTCGGCGAGGATGGCCCGCTTGGCTGCCACGTCGCGGAGGACGCGCGCGGCTACGGCGGGCGGCAGGCCGGCGGTGCCGCTCTGGTCCCACCCGTCGCACCCGGGGATGGGCTCGGCCTTGAGGTAGCCGCGCTCCGCGTCGTCCTGGGTCTCGTCGAGCCGCGCCGTCAGGAACGCCACCAGGTCGGCTGTCGGGGAACGGATCGGGGCCAATGCCCATTCCGTGCCGATACATGGCGTCCAGGTCGTCGGCGAGTCGGTCGAGTTCAGTCGCGCGGTCGGCGCGGGAGCCTCGGTCGCTCATGTCGTCATCCTCCCAGGATGTGCAGCCAGAGCAGGAGCAGTCCCCAGGCGGCCGCCCCGGCGAGGGTGAGGGCGACGGTGTCGCGGTAGGCGGGGTCGGACCACCAGTCGCGGATGATCGCGGCGGGAGTGCGGATCATGTCGGGTCCTCGGTGCAGTCGTGGCCCATGAGCCACGCGACGGTCTCGGGGTCGGGCAGGACGCCCTCGTGCGCCGATCCGCAGCGGGTGCAGTGGACGGTGCCAGGCGATAGGCGGACCAGGACCTCGTCGGAGCCGGGCCTGTACGGGGGCGTGGTGCCGCCGTGTCGGCGCAGGCGCGGGAGTCGGAGCCTCATGGTCGCCAGCTCTCTTGCTCGGCCACCGCGAGGGCTCGTCGCAGCCGCTGCACCTCGGTTGCCCACTCCAAAGCTGTGTGCGTCTCCGCGTGCGCCCTGACGATGGCCTCTCGCTGCTGGGCCCGTTCGGTCACGTCCCGGTTGATCGCCCCGTCGATGTCGAGCGCGCCGTCGGACCCGCGTTCGACCACGAACCGTCGGGGGCCGCCCGTGGGTTCGTCGTGATGCCAGGGGCACGCCTCGATCGGGCAGTGGTGGCGGAACACGTCGAGGGCTCGCACGTACTCGGCGATCACAGCGCCTCCCGGGTGGTGGTGTCCATGGACGGATCCTCTCGTATCGGACCGACGGTCACAGGTGGTCGAGCAGCGCGGGCCCGAAGAGCAGGGCCAGCGCGACCAGGGCGATGGCGTAGTACTGGATCGGCAGGTCGCCGGGCCGGGTACGGACCTCGATCACCTGCTCGCCGTCGGGCACGTGTCCGCCGTGGCGGAGCCGCCGGTGCTCGTGCTGCTCGTACAGGATCGCGTCCCGCCCGCGTACGCGGGCGGATGTCGTGCGGCATGTCTCGCACCGGTAGCGGTAACTCATGGCGCCCCCTATGTGTCGGTTCGGCCATCATGCTCGATCCGCCACGCGGCCGGGCCGAGTTCGGGATCACGGACGTAGCGAATCCCCCGTGGAGACCGCTCTCCGGCCCCCTCTCCGCCGCCCTCCGCTCGCGGAGAGTTCGCAGGTCGGACGTGCGGAGAGTGGGGCGGAGAGTGGCCTGAGGGCGTCTCGGGGGAGAGGGGCGGGAGTTGGCTCCGGTGCACCCCTGCGCGGCCCGCGATGCCACCCGCCCGGAACGTTCTGGAGGGGTCGAATCCAGCCTTCGAGAGGGCGTTTCGAAGGGCCGCGTCGGAGGCCCCGGAGAGGCCCGGCAGACGCTCCCGCATGGCCGGTCTGAGCACCGCCAGGTGCACCCCGTTGTCGGCCCCGATCAGCTCCCGGATCAGGGCGGTCAGCGGGGGCTCGGAGGGGGCCGCGGGAGGGTCGGCCGCAGGTGCCTCGGGGGTGGGCGTGCGGCGGGCGAACCGGGCGACCAGACTGCCTCGGCGTCGCCCGACCGGGGCGGTCGCGCGCCTCTCCTCCGCAGGCTTGGGTGCACCGATGCGGGGGAGTCGGCCCAGGCCCGCGAGGAGCACGACGATCAGCAGCCCGCCGGCGGCGACCCACGGCCCGGCGGGGTGCGAGGCCGCGGTCCGTCCGACGCCGTACAGGGCGGCCAGGGCGATGCCGATGCGGGCGAGGGCGCTCCCCCGGTTGCCGATCCGGCCGGACAGCCACTCGGCAGCGAGGGCCGACAGGACGCGGACGCCGCGGCCGAGGACGAGCAGCCCTCGGCGGACGGCGCGCAGCAGGGGCGGCCCGCCGAGTCGGGCGGCGGTCAGGGCCATGGGGCCGAGGGGGCGGACGTCGAGGTAGGGCCGCAGGTCGGGCACGGTCGCGATGCCCCGCCCGGTGGGCTCGGTGTCGCCCTGGTCGGGAGGTGGGGTGGCCTGCTCCCCCGGGTCCGGCTCCTCGTCGGGCTCGGGCTCGGGAACGGCGTGCAGGTGGGCGGCGCTCATGCGGCGAGCTGCTGCGACACGATCAGGACCTTCGCCGAGAGGGTTCCCCAGGCGCCGCCGGATTGGCTGGCAACGTAGAAGATCACGATGCCCATCAGGCTGGCCTGTCGGACGGAGAGCCGGGACCAGCCGGTGATGACGAACAGGGTCAGCGCCAGGGCCGGCCAGGTCAGGCCGGGCATGGCCGCGAACGCCACGCTTGCGCCGTCGCGGATGGCCTTGTTCGGGATGTTGAACGGTTCGCCGGCCCCGTTGTAGGAGGCTCCGGCGAGCAGGGAGAGGACGAACGCGGGTCCCCAGCCGAGTGGTTTGAATTTGCCGCCGGGTGTGGTGGCGACGCAGAGGACGACGGTCAGGACGACGGCGAGACCGACCGGGCCGAGGTTGCCGAGCGTGGAGTTCATGACTGTCCGTTCGGGGTCGGGTCGGTCAGGCCGCGGGGTTGGGCGCGCCGTACAGCAGGACGCCGACGACGATGGAGACGAGCGGGATGCGGGCGGGCAGGGCGAGGAGCCAGTGCCAGGTGCGGGTCTGGTGGTCGCAGGCCCAGACGAGGGCTGCGAGGCAGTACCAGGTGTAGACGTGGATGTCGGTCCACGAGTGGTAGGTGGCGACGAGGTAGGCGGTCTCGGCGGTGACCCACTGCGGGAGGTGGAGCGCGCACCCGGCGCCGATCGCAGCCCCGTTGTACAGCGCCCAGCGGTTGCGTGCGGGGATGTGCCGCCACCACTCGGCGGGTGTTTGCCTGGGCACGGGGCGGGTCTGCCGCCAGGTCGGGCGGGTGTGGGTGCCGGAGCCGCGGGGGTTCCAGCGGCGGCGCGGCGTCTCGGGTTCGTCGTCCTCGTACTCCTCCTCGTCGTCGGGCTGTTCGTCCTCGGGGTGGTCGTGGTTGGTGAGGTCGCGTTTGGGTCCATTCCGCCAGGGCGGGATGCGTTCCGCGCTGTGCGTGGGCTCGGCAGCGTGGGCGGGCGGCTCCTCGTCGGTTGCCGGTTCGGGTGGTGGCGCGGGGCGCTCGGTGAATAGGGCGGGTTCGGATTCGGGGTCGCTGACGATGATTTCGGGCATGGCGGGTCCCGTCTGCGGGCCCGGGTGGGCAGCGCGAGGCGCCGGGCCTCACCCGGTGCTGGGGTGAGGTCAGTTCGAGGCGGCTGCGGCGAGCGCGGGCCGCTGGTCCGGGTGGAACAACCAGCCGGCGACCTGGTTGCCGCCTGCCGGGACGATCCGCACGGGCTTGCGGTTGATCCACTTCCGGACGGTGTCGGGTTCGACTCCACAGAGCGCGGCGAACTCGGCCGTCGTGAGCAACCGCTGGCCGTTGCTGTCCCGCGGCGGGGTGGCCTGTGGTGCGGGGCGGGACGGCGCAAGAAGCGGGCCCAGGACGACCGGGACGGACACCGGGATGGCGGTGGGTCCGGGGAGGACGGTGCGGCCGGTGGTGACGAACCTGCGCGGCACGCGTCGGGGTTGGCCGGCGGCCTGCGGGACGGCTGTCCCGGCCTGTCCTGCGCGCTGGACGGGGGTGGCTGCGAGGTGCAGCAGGTGGCCCAGGACGAGCGGCGGGACGCAGGACACGACGACGACCAGCCACATGGGTGCGCGGGGGTCGGCGGACCAGTGTCCCGTGACGAACAGGTGCGACACGGGCTGGGCGGACATGGCCAGGGCGAGGGCCAGGACGGCGCCGAGGTTCGCGCTCTTCTTGCCGGGCGCGCCCTTGGGGCGGGCATCGGCGACCGCTGTGGCGATGCCTGCGTAGGCGGCCAGGACGAGGGCCATGGCCCAGGCGAGGCGTGTCTCCCAGCCGGCCAGGACGGCGAGGTGGTGTTCGCCGGGCGCGCACATGATCAGGACGGCGAAGGTGATCCCGGGTCGGCCGATGGCGACGAGGGTGCGGACCCACCAGGGCGGGAGCGGGACATCGTCCCGTGGGGGTGGTGTGTGCGGGACACGCCGGTGCGGGGTGCACTTGGCGATCAACCGCGAGATACGGTTTCGCGTAGCCACGATGAGACCTCTGATCTCTGAGTGGTAGCCGCGGCGGGGTTCGCTCCCTGCCGTGGTCAGGCCCTCGTCTGGCGGTCCAACGCCAGGTGGGGGCCGTTTTGCTGTTGTCGTCCCGCCTTTATATCACGGTCTGTTATGGATTGTGGCGAAAATCCGAGCGCGACGGGACGGCGTCCCGCTGTGCGGGACAAGGGAGTTCGTGATCTTGGTGGTGCGGGACGGGGTGTCCCGCCGTCAGCCCCGCGGCTTCCGGCCGGGGCTGTACATGGGCCCGAGTGCGAGCCGGTGGTCGACGACCGCGGGACGGTCCTGGGCGGCAGCGTCCCGGTACGGGACGCGCGCGACGCGGCTGTAGTCCTGGCCCGGGATCGGCCGGTACTGGCCGGCGGGGACGGGCATGTGCTCCTCCCACGGCGTGATCCGGCCCTCCTTCTCGCCGATCCGCGTGAGGTCGACGTACCTGGGGAGGCCGACGATCGCCGCCCACTGCCCGTCGGGCCGCTGCTCCAGCTGGATCAGGGGCACGGCGAGGATGCCGGCGTCGTCGGGCATGCGGATCTCGACGCGGGGGCGGTCGTCGGGCGGCTGGGCGGGCACGGGTCCAGTGTCCCGGACGGGCGGCGGGCTCGTCCGGGACACGGGGTCAGCGGGTGAGCAGGTAGGCGAGCAGGACGAATGGGAACGCCATCCCCAGCAGGTAGATGAAGCGCACTGCGTCTCCTCAGTTGCTGCGGATGATCGGGCGCCGGCACGCGTCGCACAGGTCGGCGACGATGCCCGCCTTGATGTCGTGGCCGGAGTAGGTGGTGTCGCCGGCCTGCGGTTCGCGGTAGCAGAGCAGGCACAGCAGGCGGTTCCGGCGCTCGATGGCGGCGAGGCCGTCGAGTCCTCGGGGGTA